GGGATCTGTTTCAAGTTCCATAATTGATTGTAAGTCTTGTGTAATAATTTCTTTTTTCATTTCTTGCCACAAACCAAAAGTTGCTTCGGCATCTCTTTCAGCATAGCTACCAACATTAAGTGAAGGTAATTTATACATTTCTGATTTAGGATCTATGCCCCATTCAGCTGCTGCTTCTGCAAGTGCCGCTTCGTTTTTACCAAAGCCTAAATACTTCCATGATAAACTATTAAGATCATATCTAAATCTATTCTCATCAGTCACGGCTGCTGCTATCATTGTGTCAACAATCATACCATTAATTGTTAAACCCATAGCTCTAATCCAACATACATCATACATTGCATTGTGAAATATTTTTGTAGAATCTGTTTTAAGAATATCTTGAAACCATTCTAAAACTTTTTTACGATCCATATTACCACCACCTTCGTGTGCAATAGGAAAGTATCCTTTGTAATGTGTAGTTGCCACAGCTATTCCTATAACTTCTCCATTACCTATTATAGATCCAGATCCTTTTTTAATTAAGTCTGGGTCTTTTGTTTCTAAATCAATTGCAATTTCGTCAACTTTTCTAAGGTCTGGAAATTCTGTAGGTATTACCCATTCTGTTTGTGCATTAAATGTAGGTATTTTCATATTATTAAATAACAAAGAATTAATAAACAAGTAAACAAACCCATGTAGGATGGTATATGATTATTTGGTTCCATAGTCCCTTTCAATTATCATTTCTAAAAAATGTATTGCTTTTAATATGTCTTGTTTCTTTCCCTTGTCTCGGTGTCTTATAATATATTTTATAGCACAACCTTCAGGATATAACAACTCATTCTCAACTACAAACTTACTTGGTTGAATTTTATATTTTTGATAGTGAGATCCACCGTGTTGCTTACTCCAAACTTTCGATGTCATAACCTTTATCCTCCTGTTTTGCTGTTAGTATATATAAATTTTGTTTTGTACGTGTAACACCTACGTACCAAACTCTGTGTTCCTCGTCGTGCTTGTCTTCGTTTTTATCTATGGCGTCTCTTATTTTTTTTGTGTTATCTAAAATTAATAAAACATTTGTTGCTTCACCACCTTTTGCTGCATGTATCGTAGATAATTTAACACGTGCAGGACTATTTAATTTTTCTTCTGATCTTAACATTTCTCGTATGTATAAACTTTCTTCTGGATCTGATTTAAATACTTCATACCAACTATCAGTAAAATTAAATCCAAATTCTTGCAGGTCATACATTCTTTCTTCTTCTTCAACCCACTCTAATTCTAAAAACTCAAACAAGTCTTTACACTCTGATAAAGATAATTTATCTCCGTTAGTCCATCTGGTATAATTTTTTATTGCTGTATACAATCTTGTCTTATAACTCTTTCTACCTTTAATTTCAAAGTAAATAGACATATCTTTTAATAAAGGTTTTAATTTAGTAAGTTTATCATTAGTACGGGCCAATATTAACCAATCTCCTTCATGTAATGGTGCATCTTCAATTGATGTTATATGATCTACGGTCCCTGCTTCCGGACGTGGCGACCATTGTTTTTTAATTCTTCTATCATCAGGTATTCTACTTAAAATCTGATCAGCTATGTGCTGTACTTGTCGTGGCACCCTGTAAGATTGTGGCAAAACTATGTCTTTTGCAGGCTCGTCTTGAAAGCGTTTAACGTCAGCTCCAGCCCACCCATAAATAGCTTGATCATCATCACCTGCTAATATAACATGTTTAGAATTTTTCTTAAGTATATCGTACATTTTCCACTGTATTGGCGATAAATCTTGTGCTTCATCTACAAATATTACATCATATTTCGGACACAATTCTGCCACATTAAATCTTTCTATCATATCTGTAAAATCTACTAGACCATAAGCTTGTTTATAATTATCTACCTCGTCTTTTAAAATTTGTAATTGATGTTTATCTATGTCTTCTGAGTACATATCCGTATTGTATTCTTCTTCTATAGTTACGTTCTTGATTCTAGCTGCATTGATTATGTTAAAATATTCGCTATCAGAATCTACAAAACCTGTTTTTTCTTCTCCATTAGAATAAACTGTGACTTCTATTCCTAACTTACGACCTATGTCCTGGTAGTGTTCGTCCTGCATAACATTACTTTTTTTCATACCTAGTTGTGTAAAAGCTAAAGAGTGTAAAGTTCTAAAATGTTTTAAATCTTTTTTTTGAAATGCTGTGTGATAGTCTAACATTCTATCTACTGCTTCATCTGCAGCTTTTTTAGTAAATGCAAAGTATCCTATCTTATCAATAGGTGTACCTAATTTTAAAAATGTCTTAACATATTTTAATAGCTTTGTTGTCTTACCTGTACCAGGAGGACCCAATATTTTTCTAATCACATTATCTCCGTGTTATGTTTTATTTTTGTATGATTAATTACTACGTCTTCAAATTGTTCTATACTTATACAAACAATATTTTTTGTAGGTGTATTGTATTTACCTTTTTCTTTTGCTGGGTATCTTTTTTGTTCTAAAAATTGTATGTCACAATGTTTGTAATTAGTTTTCATCATAACACCTGTTTTATCTTCACCATGTTTCCAGTTTTTAGATTTAAGTTTGTCGTAAAACTTATCAAACTTAAAGTATGCATAACCATCTTCTACTAACACTGTACCAGATTTAAATGATGCATCGTTCATAGCTTTAGGTCCATTTATTTTTGCATGCAATACGTCATGTAATTTTTCTCTTGGTGACGTACCTACTGGTGGATTAATTACTTTTTGTGTTTGGAACAAAGTTTCTAATACTGTTTGATCTTCTGGTGCTTTTATAATTGGTGGTGGAAAACCTGCAGCTTTTGCTATTGAGTTTCTACGTTTACGTTGATCGGTTACATGTTCAATTGTTTTACAATGCACCGTTGCTTTACCGATACCGTCTGGTTTAGTTACATCAAATTCATATTCAGGATCTGGTTCTATATCTATCTTTCTTAAGTTTGTTAATACAGGGTATTGTCCTTTTGATCCTGCAAGTATGCCAAATTTCTTTTTAACACATATACCTTTTTTACAAAAATCACTAATAGGACTTTGATTACAAGTGTAACCTTTTTCTGATCTGTTCCATGATCGTGTTTTTTGTTTTAGTTTATTGTCATCCCACGCATTAGCGTGTTCTCTTGCAAAATATTTTACAGGTGCATTCTTTACTTTCTGCTCCCAATTGTCTGGATACTTCATCTTAACAAACACATGATAATTGTACATAAATCTATCTTTGCCATCAAACTCTGGTTGATTAGATATTTTAGATATTAACGCAAGACAAGGCGGTCCTTCAACAAAGTCCTCATCTACACCCTGCATAGATTGTTTTTCCATGTCTTCTGTAATAGTTTTTAATTCTTCTTTTGTAGTCACATTAGCGTCTACAACTTTTATAAATTGTTCTAATGTAAAAAATGTACCATCAATATTAACAGCACGTCTTTCTCCACCATAGTATGGTAAGTTTATAAACTGTCCTGGTTTTAAGATCCCTGTTTCCGGATCCTTTGTTAGTTGTGTTTGTTTAGGAAATATTTCACAGTCTGGTTTAAGATTAAATATAGGTAATAGATTACTTAAGAATGATACTATAATTGTTGACTGTACAAATTCATTCATAAATAAATATAAATGTAAGCCACCGCTTTTAGATTCTACAGGTATTAATGGTAATTTGTATTCTTGAATAATTTCTAAATAAAATTTTTTGTCAAAGTTTTCGTACTGCTTTGGATCTACATCTATAACTCCAAATATAGCGCTACCTTTTTCATTGGTTGGTTGTATTCCAACAGATATGTTTCCTTCTAAATGTTCTTGATAAATTGTGTCTGTAAATTCTTCGTAGTTCCATCTATATACCGGTTTCTTTTTACCGTTCTCTGGATCAATAACAGCGTTGGTCCAATCTGCGATACCATACGCATGCCTATAACCATTAAATATTTTTATATATTCCTGCATAATTATCCTGTCTACGTGGGCCACTTAGTCTCCCTTATGGCCCACGCTGTGCACATTCCCGAAGGAATTATATAATGCTGCTACTTTCCGCTGGTTTTTCTTCACCATGCTTCGCTTTCACTGCACCTTTAGAAATGCTTTCAGAAAACGATTTAGCTTGTTGATAAAGACTTGCGTCAGTAATAGGACCAACTTTACTTACTTCCCAACCAAACCATGTGCCTTTGTCATTAGACATTTGAGTGGTCTTTAGTTTGTAAATGTGGCTAAAAGATGCCGGTGTATATAAACCGTTTTTACCTTTTAGTTTTATGCCCGACATCATTGAATTCCATTTTCTACTAATTTTTAATTGAGTAGATTTCATAGAGATCAACGCAGTCGATGGACTATCTCCAGTTACAATTACAAAATGTGATGCAGTCTTTTCAATATAATTACCATTAGGTAATCTATCTTTATAGTTTGCATCTGCTTTTGTTTTGGACATGATGTCAGATGAAGAATCATAAATTGCAACTGGTGCACCTGGTCCTTCTCCTCTATCTTTCCATTCAATGTATTCAAGTTTATAAAATGCAGGAATGACATCTATGCCTTTCACTCCATCATATAACTCTCCAGAAACAGAATTAAAAATCATTCCTGGTTCTGCACCCTCAACATACTTACCATCACGTTTATTAACTTCCGGTGAAAGCTGTCCTAGGATTTTTAAAAAAGGAAGGGCTAGATCTTCTTGACCTATTTTACCCAAACCTTTTGCTGCATCTTCTTCAAACATATTTGAAGGAAGTGGT